GCGTGAGGGCGATGAGAAATTCTTTACCCCATGCACAGGCGATGCAGACGCAATGGAGGCGGCTGCTATGTGGAACGCGGTGGTAGTGCGCCGTGCATCAAAAGAAGAAACAAAAGAGCTAACAGATTATAGCTACGAAGCAGAGAGGAAAGAGAATGTTTGATACAAGCATGACATTGGAGCAGCGACTATCCCGAGCGGTGGTCGCGTGGATGAAACGAGAGCCAGCACTGTCTAACATGCTGATGATTGGCGAGCGGTCTGTGTCTGACAAGATACCTACAGCATGCACCAACGGGCGCGACGAGTGGTATGGCCGTGACTTCATGGGTGCGCTCAACGATCCGCAGATACGCTTTGTCGTAATACATGAGGTGTATCACAAGATGTACAAGCATCCGGTTACTTGGCGTCACTTGGCTAAGATTGACCCGCAGCTTGCAAACATGGCGATGGACTTTGTGATCAACTGGATGATCATGGAAGCTTATGGCAAGGACGGATTTGTCGAGATGCCCGAGAATATATCCTATGGCGATGGGCAGTATTTCCAGAAGTGTTGCTACGATCCGCAGTTCGCTGGGTGGGATACCGCCAAGGTGTTCTGGAAGCTACATAAGAAGTCAGGTGGTGATGATGGAGGTGGTCCGGGCCGGGGGAACGTGGGCACTAACGGTGAAACTGGTTCGGGTAGCTGCCCGAATGGTGATGTGTTCGATGAGATCGACTTCGATGGTGCAGAAGAGTTGACGCGTGAGGAGCAACAGGAGCTAGAACGCGAGATCGACGAGGCCATACGTCAAGGCGCAATGGTCGCTGGCAAGATGGGCAGCGGTGGCAATCGCCACATCGACGAGCTTCTTGAACCCAAGGTTAATTGGCGCGAGGCCATGCGCGAGTGGTACAATGCAACATGTGCGGGGACTGCCAACAGTACGTGGCGTAAGCCTAACAGGCGATACCTAGCAGGTGGGATGTACATGCCCTCGCACTACGATGACACTGTGCTGTTGTTGGGCGAGCATAACGACATGTCTGGATCTATCGGTGACATCGAAGCAAAAATTATGTTGACTGAAGTTGAGAGTATCGTGCAGACTGTAACACCCGAGGAGCTTCATGTGAGCTATTGGGATACTCAAGTGTGTGGGTACGAGAAGTATGAACGTCACGAGTTGGACACCGTTGTTGCACGCACGAACCCCGTGGGTGGTGGTGGCACTGACGTAACATGCGTACCGAAGTATCTCAAAGAACACGGCATCAAGCTAGAGGCATCCATCGTCCTGACAGATGGCTATCTCTGGGGTGAGTGGGGTGAATGGGATCATCCAGTGTTGTGGGTGATTATTGATAACAAACGTGCGAACCCACCATTCGGTTCTGTAATACACGTTAGCAGGAAGGACTTTATAAATGACTAAGAAACACATGAAAATTGCTGAGTTCCACGTGATGTTTGGAGAGCATGGCATGACTTGCGGCATATCATTCGGTGACGAGTTCATTGATCAAGATGATGATCTCAAGTCCACATTGGTGGTGGCGATGCATAGTGCTCTAACAGAGTTCATGGAAGTAGGCATGGTGGTTGATACGCGTGAGGAGTTTATGGAGCGAGCCACTGAAGATGCAGCTAACTTCTTAGATCGTTGCGTCAAGAAGCAAGGGGGGCGGTTACATTGAAACGGTATCGTGTAGAGGTCGTGCAGACCAACGTGTTTTTCGAGGAGGCTGAGAGTGAAACAGAAGCTCGCCGTATTGCCGCCGAAGATCGTATTTGGGATGAAGACCAGAGAGCGCCTGACTACTACGGTGTTCACTTCAACATAGAGGAAGTTACGAGTAGCGAACCTTCAGAGGATTGGCAAGACATAGAGGGGGAGAGCGGGTGCTACTGCGTGATCTGCCATCAAGGCGTCAAGGAAGACTACTACGAAAAAAGTGGTGGTGTGTGTGGTGGGGGTTGTAAGTGGGATGACCCCGTACTTGGCCAATAGAGGAGGAAGCGGAGTGATAGAATATTTTACGATACTGATGCTGACATACAGCATTAGCGGGGAGACGTTACAATCGACAACGTTTTTCCCCAGTGCAGATGCGTGTGGTGACGCGTTACCTGCATACTACGAACCCGTCTATGCGTTCGACAAGAATGCAATCGGGCAATGCAAACAGACAGATGTGCTGTCTTCAACAATAAGGCCAAAGGCCAAACCATCAATCGGGCATGTACCCGAACAGGAAATGGAGAATAACTAATGACTGAACATACATTGGTCCACGAAGCTGGACGGAACCATGATGTCCTCGTGAGCACATATATCACAGATGCTTCCACGCCATCACAACAGACCATTGTCACGATGGAATATGCCAAGCTACTGTGTAGCGAGTTACGTGGCACGTCCTTTAAATTGCGTGACAACAGGTCAGCTTACATCTACCGCGAAGGCGATACCTACGTCATGGGTTGGATCGGGTACGGTGACTATCTTACTGCTAGCACGGCCAAACCGCCCAAGTTTTGCGTGTTCTCGCCGTTCCATGAAAACAACAAGTATCGCTCGGACAAAGTGCAGCACCACATGGTCATGTACGATCTGCGTGACAAGGCTATCAAACGTGCTGCGCAAATGCTGAGAAGTTACACCGTGGAGGAGGGCGCTAGAATATCTAACTACAAAGCCGCTACTTCTATATGTAACGTGCAAGGTGAGGCTGCTTCAGATGTCAGGATATCGGCTAAGAAGTTGGACTTGCAGATAGACTTCAGGCCAAAGGGCCACAGGTTGCTCGGTGAGTTCAAACACATGATAGCGACAGACTATCAGTTCAGCGATCAAAGCATCAAGGAGGGTGTGTTGGATCTACTTAACAAGTTTGACGTGATGCACAAACGTAACGATAAGGTCATACCCGTGCTCTACGTCGAGATGCGCACCAACAAATATGGCGATAAGATGGTCGGCACGGTGAACGTGGCGAACGGGAGAGACTATCACCCGTCTATATCTGACGTGTCAGGTAATGAAGTATATCTCCAAGAGGAGGTGCCCGACTGGATTGTTAACAGGGTATCGACGTTGCAGATCATGCCTAACGATAGCTATGTCGAGGGTGTTGGCTTCAAGCATTGTGACACCGCCTACACAATTCACGTTGACGAAGTAAATCCGTTTTTAGATGCGTGATCCATCAGGTGATACAACATGTAGGGTCATAATAGACCCTACTACTTCATGTATCCGTGTACAATGTTTTGGTAGTTTATCACTTGACAACTATAGCACAGAGTTTTACATGTCACTCAATGACACCCCTAAATGGGTGCAAGACAGGGTTAACTCGCTATCTGTGTTAGAGCCAAATCCTCTGGACGAAATTGACGGTGTAGGGTCAAGGCCAGAGGAGAACACGTACTGGGTTATAAAATGAAATCGGGCATGTACCCGAATGACAAGGAGAAGATCATGACACAACATTTTACCAATAAAGAAATCAATGAGCTGTTAACGGCTAGGATTAAGGGCAAGCGCCATGCCGAAATTGCGGCATCACTTGGGCGCACACCTAAAAGCGTACGGGCAAAGGCGTATGCGATGAACAAGATAGCGCCGCTGCCAACTACGCTGGAAGAGCTTGCCGAGAATTTTGATGTTTGGACACAGAAAAATCCGAAGGGGCGTCCTAAAAAGCCATTAAAATCGTTAGATGAAATATTGGATGGTTGGGATGAGGCTGATGAGCCAGCAAAGAAGGCAACAGTACAAGCGTTTAAAGATCCCAACCTAACTGATGAGGAGGTTGTGCAAGTATTTAAAAAGCCCCCCACAGGAAAGATACGGGCCAAACCAAAATACTATTTACGCAACGCGTCATATGGGCAAAAGGAAGATGTTAAAAAGTTAGGCGCACGTTGGGATGGTATGTGTTGGTTCGTTCCTGATAACTTGACAGGTGAGGCGCGTGGGAAGTTGATATCGCATTATGGTCCTGTGCACTATGGTAACCACTCGCGTAAGGGTAAGGGTCAGTGGGAAACTTTTACTTTTGCAGATAACGTGTCACCCAACGCTACTACCAATTCTCGTGGTAATATAGCTCCAGCAGCCAAGACGAAGGCTAAGACAAAACCTGTTAAGACTAAGAGCCAACAGCCAGCCGTCAAAACCACTGATACTTACAACACTGCTGTAGGTTATAACTCTGCCGCCACTGCGCATAACTATTTCGTCATCCGTATACCCAAGGTTTACGTGTGGGTTGTCATAACAGCTTCACTGATGGCCGCTGCGTGGTACGTGGGCAAAACTTACTAGGAGGTAACTCTATGACTATTACTGCTGTCTATAAAGACGGGAAGGAACAGGCGAAGTGTGTCTGCAAAGAATGCGAAGACCACGGCGTAAAACCGAATGAGGTTTTTGTAACGTGCATGCACGGGGATCGTAAAGCCAAGCCCGAGTTCCAAAACAATAAAACGATTATCCAGAAGCTACATAAGCTGGGCTGGAAAATATACCCAAAGGGTGTCGTGTGTGATGTATGCATGACAAAGCGGAAGGAGAAAAAAGTGACTAAAACTAACGTAACTAAAATCGAACCAAACCGTCAACCGTCACGCGAACAGAAGCGTGATATCATGTTAATGCTGCAAGATGTATATAGCATTGATAAACAGTGCTACACAAAATCCGAAACGGATAAGACTGTAGCTGACGCATTAGAGAATGGCATAATGTGGGGTTGGGTCAAAGCAATACGCGAAGATATGTTTGGCCCCGATGGTAATGAGGATGATCAGTTAAGTGTGGGTGAAGCGCATCTGTGGATTGATCGCACCGATACGCACATCGCTGATCTTGAAACGAAGATAAAAAGTTTCGAGAAACAAGTAGCTGACATGAACCGCACTCTGGCAAACATTCAAGCATGCCGTAAAGAAGTTAAGGGGTTCCTTGACACAATACAAAAGTTGGCGAAGTAATGACCCCAGAGGCAAAGGTAAAAAAGAAAGTGGTTGCGCATCTAAAAGACTTAGGTGCGTACTACTTCTACCCAGTTACAGGTGGGTATGGTCGTAGCGGTGTGCCTGACATAATAGCGTGTATGGATGGCAAGTTCATAGGGATCGAATGCAAGGCTGGCAAGAATAAGCCAACGCCATTGCAGGAGAAAAATTTAAACGAAATAATAGCTGCAGGGGGCGTTGCGCTGGTTGTCAGCGAAACCAATATGGATCTCGCCTTCAGCATGCTTAATGACTTGCGGGGCAAATAACTTTGAAAATACCGCATCGAAAGGAGTATGAGCCGTTCTACCGTGATTGCTGGTTAAAGCAGATCAAACAGGATAAAACGGATAACCCGCGCTTGGAGACACGTAATCGCTACATGGAGAATGGCGCTAAATCAAAAGAAAATGGTAAGCTGGGCGGGAGGCCACGTAAGGAACCCGTTAACAACTTACCCCTAACCAAAGACGCCGAGGTGCTCAACCGCATGTTACAACGCAAGATGACTGTGACAGATGCAGCGGATATAATGGGCAAGAGTAAGAAGTGGGCGTTCAACATGAAAAAGAAATTTGGTTTGCCTCGTAAGGTAGACTGAACAAGTTACCACCCGTGACTGTGAGGGTGGGGAGGTAGAGCCGTGAGAGACCTCTGTTCATGAAATATCCACGGCAGTGAGGGGTGGTCATCCTTTCGCCCGTTACGCTAGGGAGTTACCAGTCTGGCGTTTCGGATGTACTTCAGGCCATTGACCTCATACTGGTTCGCAGGGTGACTTTCTCCATTGGTTGCCCTGCGATACCAGATCCCAAAAACGTAATCGGGTAGGTGCCCGAATGGAAACTAGGAGAACGACATGACTAAGAAGCAAGAAAAGATTTGGGCCTACAGAGTTAAGCACCCCAAGGCAAAAATAATAGACATCGCCAAGGGCACAGGAACGTCCTACGGGTATGTGTGGAAGTTGATGCAGAAGATCGGAACCCCACAAGAAGTTTTGGATGCACCGAAGGAGTTGCACATAGACGACACCGACTATGCAGCGGAAGCGGAAGCGGATGCTAAATACTTTGCTGAGTTGGAAGCGAAGCGCGAGGCCACAGGGGAAACCTCCAACGATTTTAACGTTGAGGATTTGTTTGACTTTGATGAGGAGGGTGGCAAAGAGATTGTTCCACGTGAAACAAACAAACGCTCTAGCATATTATCGGCAGCGGATCAGCTTATCAACGGTGAGCGCCACGAAGAGTACGGGGATGCCTCCGATAGCTTTGAGCGCATCGCTGGGTATTGGAACGCGCATCTGGGGCTAAACAATTTCATATCCCCACGTGATGTCGCTGCCATGATGGTGCTGTTGAAGATATCCCGCTTGCATGGGGATGGCCCGAAGGATGTTGACACGTATATCGACATTTGTGGGTATGCGGCTATTGGTGGCGAGATCGCGGGTAGCGATTAATGAAGCTAATAACTCTGGACTTTGAAACGTTCTATGACAGGGATTATTCCCTGTCTAAACTCACCACTGAAAACTACGTTCGCCACCGTGACTTTGAAGTTATTGGAGTTGCGGTAAAGCAGTGGGATGAAAAAACTGAGTGGGTCAGCGGCACGCATGATCAGATCAAAGATTACCTGATGGGTTATGACTGGTCTGATAAGATGGTGCTGGCTCACAACACTATGTTCGACGGTGCGATACTGAACTGGAGCTTTGGTATCACACCCAAGATATACGCTGATACGTTATGCATGGCACGTGCGCTGCACGGAACCGAGAGCAGTGTATCGCTTGCAAACCTCGCAAAAGCCTATGGCCTACAAGACAAAGGTGACGAAGTTATACGTGCTATGGGCAAGCGTAGGGTGGACTTCACGGAAGAAGAGTTAGCTCGTTATGGAGACTACTGTGTCACAGACGTAGACATAACTCACGAACTGTTCATGCGTATGATAAATGACTTCCCCCGCAAAGAGTTGAAGCTGATAGACCTGACGTTGCGCATGTTCGTTGAACCGATGGTGGATTTGGATGCGGGTCTTCTTGAGTTGCACCTTGCCGAAATCAAAGATCGCAAAGACAAACTACTCGCCGATGCAAACATCGAAAAAGAAGAACTTATGTCCAACCCCAAGTTTGCTGTGGTGCTTGAGGGGTTAGGTGTAACACCGCCAAAAAAGATAAGCCCAACCACAGGTAAGGAAACATTCGCGTTCGCCAAGTCAGATGAAGCGTTCAAAGCATTACAAGAGCATGAGGATGATCGGGTGCAAGCACTGGTCGCTGCTCGGTTAGGTACGAAGTCTACGCTTGAGGAAACACGCACACAGCGGTTTATAGACATCAGCCGTCGTGGGATTCTGCCCGTACCTGTGAGGTATTATGCAGCGCATACTGGTCGGTGGGGCGGAGATGATAAGATTAACCTCCAAAACCTGCCAAGTCGTGGTCCTAACGGTAAGAAGTTAAAGCAGAGCATCATAGCACCAGCAGGTCATACACTCATTGATTGTGATAGTTCGCAGATCGAAGCACGCGTGTTGGCGTGGTTGGCAGGGCAGGATGATCTTGTTGATCAGTTCGACAGGGGCGAAGACGTTTATAAATACATGGCGTCAAGCATATATAGCGTGCCAGCAGATGCGGTAAGTAAGGATCAGCGGTTCGTTGGCAAGACCACAATTCTGGGTGCGGGGTATGGCATGGGTGCGCCCAAGTTTCAACACCAGCTTATGACGTTTGGGTTTGATATTGAGTTGAAGGAAGCTCGCCGTATCATACGAGTATACCGCGAAGCCAATGACGCGATTAGTTCACTGTGGCACTCTGCTCAGGACATGTTGAAGGATCTACATAACAAGTCACCTGCAAAGCTAGGACGTGCCGGGGTGCTCCGCATAGACGTGGATAAGACTGCTATAATACTACCCTCTGGTTTGCCAATGTATTACCACGGGCTGTTCGCAGAGATAGAAGACAACCGCCCACAATATTATTATAAAACACGCCGAGGCCCAAACAAAATTTATGGTGGGAAGGTCGTAGAGAATGTGTGTCAAGCCGTTGCACGTTGTATCATAGGTGAGCAGATGTTACGTATTGCCAAGAAGTACAAAGTTGTGCTAACTGTACATGACAGTATTGTGGCCTGTGTAAAAGATGAAGAGGTGGCCGAGGCGCAAGCATATGTAGAAGAATGTATGCGTTGGAAACCAGACTGGGCAGATGGTCTGCCAATAAACTGTGAGAGTGGCACAGGTAAATCATATGGAGATTGTGAATAGTGGTTAACGTAGCACCGTGGTCGTTCAGCAAGATCAAATCTTTTGAGCAATGTCCTAAGCAATTCTATCACGAGAAGATCCTGAAAGAATATCCATTCGTGCCAACGCAAGCCACCATTTACGGTAATGCGTTTCACAAAGCAGCGGAGCTATACATCAAAGATGGCACGGCTCTGCCTGACGAGTTCCAGTTCGCACAAGAGTTTTTAGATAAGTTGGCAGACAAGCGCGGTGTGAAGTTTTGTGAACGTAAGATGGGTATAACCGAGGATCTCAAAGCCTGTAGTTTCTACGACAAACGGGTCTGGTTCCGTGGCATAGCTGACCTTCTTATCGTTGACGTGTTAGGCGATGTTGCATGGATAGTGGACTACAAAACATCCAAGTCATCCAAGTACGCAGACAAAGGGCAGTTGGAGCTAATGGCACTGGCTGCATTTGCGCACTTCCCAGAAATAAAAAAGGTACGCGCTGGCTTAGTTTTTGTGCTAGTAAATGATTTAGTAAACCACACGTACACCGAACATGACAAAGGCGATCTGTGGGAAAAGTGGATAGGAAAGTTCAATAACATGAAAGAAGCCGCAGGAGCTGACACGTGGAACGCCCGCCCTAACGGATTATGTCGTCGCCATTGTCCTGTTGTGGAGTGCATACATAATGGAGCTAACTCATAATGCCATACAAAAATCCTAAAGACCGCAAGAAACAAGTTAACGCCCCCGTTGGGAGTGCAACCTTTGAACGCCGTATGGAGCGTCAACGTGCACGCCGTAAGATGGATCGGGAAGGTGTGGATAAAAATAAAAACGGAAAAGCTGATAAACGTGAAGGCAAAGATATCAGCCACAAAAAAGCTCTTAGCAAAGGTGGTTCTAATAAAGACGGTGTGAAGATCGAAAGCCGCAGCAAGAACCGCGCTCGGAACTACAAAAAGAAAAAATAGGAGAACCCATGAAGATAGTAGATGGTCGTGCGCTGCTTTTGAAGCTGCGTAATCCAAATCGTGTCACCTCAGTTATCCCTCAAAGCAAACAGGTGGACACCAATGAAGTGCTTGTGAAGTGGGGGATTGATGAAGCACATAAGCTACGCAACTTGGGTGTACGTGCGCCATCACCTATAGATACTCAGTATAACTGGACAGGTGCATACACCCCATTTGACCACCAGAAGAAGACTTCTTCCTTCTTCACAATGAACAAGCGTGGCTTCTGCTTCAACGAGCAGGGCACGGGTAAAACAGCCAGTGCAATATGGTCGGCTGACTTCCTGATGAACAAAGGTAAGATCAGCCGCGTTCTTGTCATATGCCCCCTGTCAATCATGGACAGCGCATGGAGGGCAGATTTGGCTACCTTTGCACCGCATCGTACAGTGGATGTGGCCTATGGCAGTTTAAAGAAACGTGCCAAGATAATTAACCAAGGTGCCGAGTTTGTCATAATAAACTATGACGGTGTGGATATCGTGCTGGACGAAGTGCGCAACGGTGGGTTTGATCTGGTAATTGTGGACGAGGCTACTCACTACAAAAACCCGCAGACAAAACGTTGGAAAACTCTACGCAAGATCGTTGATGATAACACGTGGTTGTGGATGATGACGGGTACACCCGCTGCCCAGTCACCGCTGGACGCCTATGGTCTAGCCAAGTTGATAAATCCCGATGCAGTGCCACGGTTCTTTAGTTCGTTTCGTGACATGGTAATGCAGCAGTTATCTCAGTTTCGCTGGATGCCAAAGGAAAACGCATCCGATATAGTATTTAACGCGTTACAGCCAGCTATACGGTTCACCAAAGAAGAATGCCTCGACTTACCAGAGATGACCTACGTTAAACGTAAGGTTGAGTTGACCAAGCAGCAGACAAAATACTATGAGATGCTGCGTAAGCAGTTGGTTATGAAGGTAGGTGATGACGAGATATCCGCTGTAAACGCCGCCGCTACCATGAACAAGTTACTGCAAATATCTGCAGGGGCGGTCTACACTGATGATGGTGGCGCATTAGAGTTCGATATTAAGAACCGCTACAAAGTTCTCAAGGAAGTAATTGACGAGAGCAGCCAGAAGGTGTTGGTGTTCGTACCATTCAAGCATACGATAGATGTCTTGGTGTCGAAGCTACGCGCTGACAAATTAACAGCAGAAGTGATTCGTGGAGACGTACCTGCGCACGCTCGCACCGACATATTTAAACGCTTCCAAAATGACCCTGACCCCAAGATATTGGTGATACAGCCCCAGTCGGCAGCACATGGTGTGACTTTAACTGCAGCGAACACTGTGGTATGGTGGGGTCCGACTTCTTCTTTGGAGACATATGCACAAGCAAATGCACGGGTGCATCGTTCAGGGCAGAAACATCCATGTACCGTTGTTCAGTTACAAGGATCGGGTGTAGAAAAACGCGTGTACTCATTACTTGATAAGAGAATAGACGTACACACAAAAATGATAGATTTGTACAAAGAACTGCTTGACTAGAGTAGTATACATAATTAAATAATACTTTGTACAAGGAGGAGTTAAGATGAGCGACTATTCAGACGCACCCGCTGACAAAATGACCAAGGCGTATATAAAAATACGCAACAAACGTGCAGAGTTAAAAGCGGCATTTACCAAAGAAGATGGGGAGTTGGCACACCAGCTTGACATCTTAAAACGTGCGCTTCTCAGCTATTGTGAAAACAACAAGGTTGAGAGCGTGAGAACCGATGAAGGATTATTCTTTCGTTCACAGCGTACCAAATACTGGACAAGTGATTGGGATGCTATGCACAAGTTTGTTATAGAGCATGCTGTGCCTGAGTTGTTTGATCGTCGTTTAAACCAGACGAACATGAAGCAATTCTTGGAAGAAAATCCTGAGTTAAAACCCGAAGGTTTGAAGATTGACAGCGAGTATGTCATCTCAGTGAGGAAAAAGTAATGACTACACCATTTGTTGCTATTGAAGATTTAGCTAAACATTTAGCCGTATCCGTATCTACTGTACGGGGCTGGGTACGGCAGGGGCATATCCCCGAAAACACTTTTTTGAAGATCAACAACGTATACCGTTTTGACAAACAGGCTGTGTCTGATGCGTTGTTGAAGAAGACCAGCCCAGAACCCGTGCGTTATACCTCGCACGATAACACACAGTACGAGATGGATTTAAATCTCGACGAAGATATATAGGAGAACGATATGGCAGAACCATATGTAATTAAAAATGTAGAAGCACTGTGGCCAAAGTTGGACCGCACCTATGCCTTTGATCAAAAGGTTAACAAGAGCATGCCGTGCGATCCGATGGCACCGAATGCTGAATACTCCATCGAATTGAAGATGGATAGCGAGACCGCCAAAGGGCTGTATATCGCAATGGTCAAAGCCTATACGGCTAACAAAAAGCCAGACTGGCCTGACACACCTTCTAATCCTATGGTCAAGCACGACGATGGCACACGCACCATTAAGTGTATTCTAAAGGGTCAATACAACGGCGAGAAAACACGTAAGCCGTTACAGGTAGACTCCAAGAACAACCCTCTACCGGAGGACTTTCAGTTGACCACGGGCAGCATAATCAACATTGCTGTAACGTTTTACCCTTACAAATACATGTCAAACGAACCAAGTGTTTCTGTGCGTATTCGCCAGTTACAAGTGGTAGAGCTTGCAGATCGTATGGTACGTAGCGCGTTCGGTGCTATCGAAGGTGGTTATGTCCATAACTCAGAGAGTATGTTTACCAGCAACATTGTGGATATGCCTCAAAAGCAAGAACCAGAGGTGGATATGAGCGGTTTTGACGACGGTTCTTCCGACCCAGAACCAGAACCAGTAAAAACTCCTGCTAAAAAAGCAGCGGCTGGCGGTGTAAAAGACACTAATCTAGGTGTCATCTTAGATAACTGGGAAGACTAAAAACAAAGCGCGGTCTGACAGGGCCGCGCACCCTCTAACATTGGAAGAGAACCGTGGACACCAAACAATTTTTGGGTTCTGTGTTAGGGAGTGAGGGGAACTACTGCCTGTGGTGCTATAACAGCAATAATAAAACCGATATAAAGCAAGAGTTTTATCCATCCATTGATGAGTTAATACAAAGAGCGGATGAACTCGACGCAGCAGCATACAATGTTTTCTTTGCCCTCGGCACATTTAAAGAACCAGATAACCGTAAACAAATAAACGTTAACCAGATGAAGTCTTTCTTCATCGACTTGGATTGTGGACCTAGTAAAGAATTTATAGACCAACCTACTGCCTTTGAGGAACTGCGTAGGTTCTGTAAGACTAACAAGTTACCTCGGCCAACGATTGTAAATTCCGGTAACGGGCTGCATGTGTACTGGCCTTTGACTGAAGCCGTAGATGAAAAGACGTGGTTTCCAGTTGCGGAGGGTCTCAAGCAGCTATGTATAAAGCAAGACTTCCCAGCAGATCCCTCGCGTACATCTGATGCTGCTAGTATATTACGTGTACCCAACACGTATAATTATAAGGGGGATGACCCCAAACCAGTTGGGTTACTACATGGATACTTAGCAGAACCAATAGATTTTTCAGAGTTTGAAGATTGTGTTGGCGGTGCGATACCAGTACCCGAGAAGTTTGCTCCCAGCGCCTACCGCGATGCACTCAATGCACAAACGTCTGGCAGTTTTAAACGTTTGTTGGAAAAGACTGACAATGGTCAGGGCTGCGCACAGATCCAATATATTATAGATAATCAGGATAGTGTGTCTTACGACATGTGGCGTGCGGGTCTATCTATCGCTAAAGTATGTGTCGATGGAGACAAGGCAGCACGGGTAATGTCTTCCAACCATCCTGAGTACGATTTCAACGAAACTATGCGCAAAATGATGGACACAGGTGGACCACAATACTGTAGCACCTTTGCCAAACATAACCCCGATGGCTGTGATGGGTGCCCTAATGCGTTAAGTATAACAACCCCCGCACAACTAACTAAAATCGTAGAAGAAGCCCCACCCGAGCCAGAGATACCTCAATACCCTGCACCATACATGCGAGGTAAGAATGGTGGTGTTTATATGCGCACCAAAGATGAAGAGGGTAATCCTATCGAAGTGCCAATCTACCATCATGATTTCTACGTCACGCGTAGGTTGCACGATGTAGAACAGGGAGAAGTGGTGGCGTTTGCTCTGCACCTCCCAAGGGATGGTGTTCGGGAGTTTACAGTTCCTTTGATGGCTATCACTTCACGTGAAGAGTTCCGTAAGAACATGGCCATGAAGGGTATAACAACTTACGGAGAAGACTTGGGGAAGTTGATGAAATACGTACAAACATGGGTGAATGAATTGCAGCAGACAGGCGCAGCTAGTGAAGCACACCAACAGTTCGGTTGGGTTAACGATGACACCATGCAGGAGTTCGTGCTGGGTGATAAACTTATTAAGGCAGACACGGTTGAGTACAACCCACCATCCTCTAAAACGGCTGGGTTTGTAGACGCGTTTAAGCCTATGGGGTCAGCAGATCGTCAACGGGAGATACTCAGCTTTTTCAATGTAGAGGGTCTTGAGTTGCACCAGTTCGTTGTATGCATGGGACTGGGGTCTATACTGATGCCACTGACAGGGCTGTTTAGTTTTGCTGCGCATTTATATGGTGGCTCTGGCGTTGGTAAAACCACTGCACTCTACTGCAATACAGCTATATGGGGTGACCCTCACTTCTTAACTTTAGGGCAACGTGACACACCTAACTCTCGTATGGCACGGGGCGAAGTGTACAAAAACCTATCACTAAACTCCGATGAAATGTCTAACATGACCCCGTTCGTAGCTTCTGATTACGCATATCAATTCGCTGAAGGTAAACAACGTAACAGGTTACAAGGAAGCGCCAACACGGAGCGGTGGCGGGGAAAGCCGTGGAGGATGATGGGTTGTTCGTCAGGCAACATAAGCATCTACGAATTGCTGAGTAAACTCAAAGCTGATCCAGAGGCAGAGATGCAGCGGATATTGGAGTTTACTGTTGATCCAAACCTCAAAGCCATAATCGACAAAGACAAAACCGATGCGCTTTATAGGGATATCCAAACGAACTACGGGCATTTCTCTGTGCCGTATATACAATATGTTATACAGAACCGCGATCAGATAGCGAAACTTTATGCAGGTATAAAAGAGCGGTTGGATAAAGCGGCTAACTTAACAGCGGTCAATCGTTTCTTCTCGGCAGGGTGCACCAACGTGCTCGTGGCGGCTACTATAGGAAACAAGCTAGGCATAGTAGGTTATGACGTGCGCCGTTTGTTTGACTGGATTGTGGTTGAGCTGAAACGTGTAAAGGCTGTGATCAGCGATACTGGGCCAGACACAAACTCTATAATAGCAGACTTCGCTCGGGATAACTGGGGTAGCATACTCAAAATTAAAAGCACTGATGACAATAGGGATGATGTGGTGGATCTTGTAATCCCAGAAAACATGCCAAAGAATAAACTCATTGGGCGCTACGAGACGGATACAAAACTGATGTTTATCCCGATAAAAGAGTTCAAGAAATATCTTGTAGACCAGTACATAAACTATGCGTCTACGGTCAAAAGCCTGAAAGAAGAATTGGGTGCAACTTCAAAAGTGGTTAGAATTACAAAAGGCACGAGCCTTAACTTACCCTCTCAACGCTGCATAGTTGTAAAGATGGAAGGGTTAGATGAAACCACTTAGACTAGATGATTTAGATCCTGATGGGGTGAAAATTATTGTGAAGTGGGATAAGATGGTGGTTGGTGCTTCAGTGTTTATACCCTGCATCAACACAGAAAAGGCGAAAAAACAGCTTAAACGTGTTGCAGCTATGAAACAATATGAAACAACCATTCATATTTGCATCGAAAACGGGCAGTGGGGGGTTCGCATGTGGAGACTGCTATGATATGTAGTGGTTAACAGCATGGTCCACACTACCTGTTGTTCTCCTCCCTGTCACTGGCCCTCACTTCGGTGGGGGCTATTTTTATGTTAAGTCTTGGAACGCCGCTGCAAGTTCTAACAATGGCCCTCTATAGATAGGACTAATTGTTACACCATGATACATTCCACCAGAGGTGCGCATGTGCTGCTTCAATGACCGCTTTAAGGTATCTGAAGTTATAGATGCTTCTGGGTGACGCGCATTAAATTTCTGTATTTTTCTAAGCGCATCTGCATGCCCCTCTACATCGTTTTCGCGCAGCGTTATATAATAATCCCTGCTTAGTTTTGTGCGAGTATTGTTCACGGCCTTATCTATCTTCTTCATCACACGGGTTTTATCGCTAGTCTGCGTTTCACCCAAAGAACTAATGCCTATAGTCTTGAGTAAATAGTCTGCGCCTGACATATCTCCGTATATCACATCACCCCTACGGCTTTTTACGCCTTCATCACGGGGGTAACGTACTAAACCTTTGTATGCGTTCGCTACTGCAGTCGGCATAATGTTTTCAAACGCACGTTCGTATTTGCCTTCAGCAAAATCTTTATACGCACGTGGCGCACGTTTAATGGTAGAAAGTGCAGGGCCACCAAGATAGAACCCAAGGTTTTCTTCAAACGATGCGCTCGGATTATACTTGTTTTCTTGGATCAATAGACCAGTCAGCGCGGTGCGCGTTGCGGTGTCAAAGCCAGTCGCTGCAACCAACGGGCCTTTGAACCAACCTTCTCCAATAGTTGTACGCACCATAGTGTCAAAATCTTGTTCATCATCGTCTTCTATAAAAGAATCAAACAGAAGACGCATAGCTCCATAGATCGGTATCCCCGAAACTCCAGAGAAAAACAACGCTGTGCCATGAAGGCCGTATAAAATCTTACGCGCTTCTTTACGCTCTTCTTTTGTTAAATCTTTATCGAACACACGTTTGACTTGCTTGAGCATACTGTAATACATCTGCAGCCCGTAGCTCTTATACATCAGGGCTACACGCCCAACACCTTCACGTGCAAGGCTCGGCCCTGTTTCTAGGTATGCACCACCGTTGGCTTCTTGTGTCATGTATATGGCTTCGGCAGCAGCAGCTTCTTGCATTTCTGCTAGGCTCATGGTCACACTTGGATCGTCTTGGAGCTTCTTCATATGTAGATTGTATGCTGCGATCATTGTGTTCTGACGATTAAACTTCTCCGCATGGTTGAACATATATGCAGATAAGCCTGATACATAATCAGCCAAATTACCAACACTTTTGCGCTTCGCTCTTGATGCTTCATCGAGACCCATGCTCTCGGCTATATACCCCTGACTTATTAGCTGCCCTCTTTCAGACGCATGTTTTACGAGCGGCATGATGTTGATCAACTCTTGCTTCATGGCATCAGACATTTTGGGGTCTGGTTTGATGGATATGTTGCCGTCTAGGTCAATATTGTAGAAGTCACGCAAAGAGTTTTTGGCGTTCATTGTTAAGCTACCCGCCTGCTTGATGGCAGCTATTGTATCTGCGTATCCATATTTACCACCCAGATAAGGCATAACAAATAGGGGTATCTGTGATAGGTTAACCAGAGCAGACGAGACGTTAAACCCGATGGTGTACACGAATGCGAACTGGTTGAGCCTGCGACCTACATCCTCAAAGGATTTATTCTTTGCCCCTTCTCGCGCAAACTTAGCCCTACTCAAAAGCTCTGCCTTGGTATCCTCAAATGCTCTTTCGGATACGCCCTCGGGCTGTTGCTGATCTTCGATCTCTTTTTCAACTGCGCGAATATTGGATGCAGCGCCAAGTTTCTGCGACTGCACGGCAATGTCGTAGCCCTTAGTTCTTAGGGCGTACATGCTATCTTCCTTATAACCGGGTGTGCCTTTACGCTTTTGCAATGACTTAGCAAAGGATGTCTCTGGCAGTGTGGCTACGAACAATCGCATAACCTCTTCAATGGCTTTGCTATCTACCTTTGCCTTGGATAGCGAATTTACAACTTGAAACACAAACGAGGTAGGTGGCGCGTTTTGGTAATCTTCTATAGTCATATCACCCTGTGATTTCTTTGCGTTTTCGTAAAGGGGGTCAGCCTCTACTTCTTTAAACATCGCATCACGTTCTGCCCGTGTTTCAAACATCTCGACGATATATTCCGCACGTTTGTCTGCGGTGTTTTTAACCGCGTAAGATAGTTTGAAGTTGCCCTCACGCACCAATGGGAAATAAACTTCCAATGTGTTGGTCTCAAACAGTTTGTTGTATATGTCTTTCTGCACTTTCTTGGCTATTTCAGGATCACCCGCCTCTTTGCCAAGGGCGTCTATCTCTTTCAATACAATGGACCGAGCGCGTTCGTACTGATCTTTATAGTGATCACGCATTACGGTGTACGCACGTTTACCGTCTGACCCTATAGCTCGCACATTAGCGCGTTGGTCTTCCCAAATATCTAGCAGGGTTTTGTTGGGGTCTGTGCTTTGCTTGTCTTTGTACCGCTTCACAGCTTCCGACTTACTTAGGAATGGGTCTACCTGATAGATGGTAGCGCCGAAGTCTGCGCTGTAGATAAGTTCGTCGAGCTTAGCAACTTTAGCATCGCCCATACGTTTAAATATGCCCCGCACTTCTTCGATAACATTCTTTGTGGTTTCGGTTGCAGTTGTTATTGAACCGCGCTGCTTCAGGATGGCGTTATCTAGGTCAAACCCTAACTTGTTAAACCCATACGCAGACGCAACATCCGCCAAGCCTTGGCTGGCAAGAAGTTTTAAGAACGTCTTACGTGGCGCTGCTTTGGCGTTATTTAAGAAATCAGTGGATTGATACTTAAACTGCTCTCTATCAAAACTTTTGACCAGTTTGCGTTGCACTTCGCCAACCTTCTTAGCGGCTTCTTGTACATCGTTCCTGTCACCCAGCGCGTATTGACCTTCTCCCACGTATTCAGGATCGGGCCTCATAACAGCTTCTAGCAAACCGTTTAACTCATCCCCGGTACGAACCTCTCGTGGTACACCTACTAACGCACGTAGAGCATCTTTAAATCTGCCCAGTAGGGTCTGCTCTTGCCCCTCTATACGCTTAACCAGTATGTTCCTAAACTTCTGATTGGTCATGCTCTCGGATGCAAACTCTGCCAAGCTAGTAAGTCCGTAGTGAGTAGGGATATCAGTGTTATCCTCTTGCAACAAATTCATCGCTTGATTGTAAGTTTTTTCTAGCTGCAGCCTAGCTTTCTTTTCTGCGCCTTTTAATTTACTCTTTGGCTCTGTTGCTACTTTTATTGTTAATGCGTGTGCCACTTCGTGCAGCAATGTGTGAGCGTCTACACCCTGTACGCTGTCTATAAATATTGTTTTTGTGGGTGCATCGTACAGCCCTTGCACGGCTTCACCCGCCTCATTCGTCAGGTTTTTCTTGATTTTTAGGGTAACACCGTACCCTTTTAGAGATGTTTTGAACTTCCGTGCTAGATTACGAACAAATACATCTTTTGTTTTGCTTTCGCTCAACAGGCTAAGCGCACCGTCTAGGTCACCTGCTTTAATAGCGGTTTCAAGATCCACTACAGGAAGCTCATTACCACGTTCTGTCAACAACGTTACATACTTAGCGGCTTTGCGTTGACCGTATAATGTGTCTTCTATTGTTCTGTTGCTTTCTATATTGGCTCTAGCAATATCAGCTTTACGCTTTAACTCTTCCAACACTTTCTTGTCGCTGGCAGCAGAGTTTTTATTAACAAACTTGATTATTTCTTTTGCAACTGCAGGTGCCACTTTTAACTGGTCAGGGCTACTGACTTCGGCATCAACATAGGCATCGGCTATAGCAGCTTCAGGATTTGCATAAGCCTCAAAATACTTCCTAAAGCCTTCTAACTTCTCGCCCTGTTCTAACCGTTCAAATATAGCTTTATTTAACTTGTTAGACAGACGGTTCTCTTCAGATACAGTCCCACCCGTGCCTTCTTTTCTACGGGCTTCTTGTACGACCTCAGACTTTTCACCTTTACGTTTTTCATTCCAACGCTTGCGGATCTTTTGACCAAAGTTTTCTTCGCGTGCTTTTTGAGTTGCGGTGAACCCTTTTACAGCTTTTGGCTTTTCATCAGCTTTGCCAAGCACGTTTAAGTTTCCAAGCTCACGCTCTCTTTGCCCTATTAGCACGCGGCGTTTGGCTTTATCAGTTTCACCTTCAAGTAGTTTTGCGTATTTGCGTGTGATCACATCTCTATTAGCACGCTCAGACTTTGATAGTTCAAAAGGCTTTGTTGGTTTTTGTTGCTTCATAGAGGTGCCACGCCCTATGGCATACACGTCAGACCTTGCAGTAGCTGCAGCGTCTTCAGCTAATGGTCCTGCATCAGTTACGTTCCGTGCTACAAGCACTTGGCCTTTTTTCAACTGTTTTGCACGACGATCAAATTCAGTTTTGTTAAACGTGCGTCCAACTGGAAATTCTATTACCTCGGTAGCATCCACCGTAAAAGGAACCACCTCCCCATCAGGACCACTATAACTCGCGGCTACATCAGGGTTAGTAGAGGCAAACACGTTATACCCGTCACGCGGTGCAAGTTTATCCTTAACGTCTTTACGGTTGAGACCGCGATAGAGGGTAACACTTTTTAAGCCTTGTTCTGGTTTAAACGTAGGTTCGATGCGATCAACTGGTGTGTCCAACGCCTCTTTAACAAAGCTGTAAACATCGGCATCAATTTGTTCTGCATATTCTGGGAACATGTCTTTTAGATTGCGCTTCGCATCTTCGGCGGGTCTAGCTCCTACGTCTTGGACCGCACCTAACTCTATAGCTGTTCTGTCTATCTCTTTAACTGCTTGCACCATTTCAACATCGCCCAAGGCTTCTGCTTCTTTAAGTGCCTCTACAAAATCTTGTCCACCCCACTTTGCGCTAGGGGTTCTTCGATGCGGCAACCCGTTAACGTCTGGGCGGATGCCGTATTTTTGGTCGTAATTTGCAGTAGCGCGTTTATAATAGTTTTCCGCTAGTTTTAATTCTTCGCTCTCATCTTTTAAATCTGAAAGCGTGACAGGCGCACCCGTGAACGGATTATCAGTGCTTTTCATCCACTGCTGTACTTTTGCAGCGGTAGCAAAATCTAGTGTAGTTGGCTTTCTTCCTTTTGCAGGATCAACACGCTTAACATCATACCTGCCACTTCCCATTCCTTCGCCGTCAGATGCTTCAGACTCCTCGGTGCCAGTATCCGGTCGCTGTCCTTCTCCCAAGCCTGATTGATCACCCGAAACGCCTTCTCCAAGTCCTGCATCGTCAGGTGCGGCGGCAGGTGAAACTCCTCCAGTGGGTCCAGCATCAATTTCCTCCACAGTTTTAAAGGTTGGTTTTGCTTCAGTTAACAGCAACGGTTCAGTTCGAGTGATAGGTTCTTGCCCACCGTCTAGTTCACGAGCTTTTTTCCTGCCTATTGCAGCCATTAACTGTTCTTCAAAAGCAGTAAAATCTTCTACTTCTGGTTTTTCTGGGCCTTCACGAAGCGGTGCTTTATCTGCTTCCTCTCGTGCAATCTCATCAAACTTGCGTATTGGGATGGTACGACTTTTTAGTTTTTCTCTGTCAAACGCGATACCGCCCTTTGTTTCAGACGCATCTCTTGCTTCAACACGTGTATCAAGCAGCTCTTGATTAGCTTGTAACGCGCCAAGACCTAATTCGCTTAGATCAACTTCTTGAGGCCGACTAGATACAAATTCTGGGCCTTCTTCCATTTGCTTGTCTCTGGCCTGCACGAATGTACGTGATAGGTTAGACATTTCTCCACGTACAGGTTCTGTTGGACCTTCGTATTCCGCTTCAGGATCTACAACCTTTGCGGCTTCTTCTGCGAGTATTTTTTCTGCTTGTTGAGAAGTTAGACCTTCTATCTCGCCAAGTTGAGTGATTAACTCTGCAGGTAACGCACCGCCTGTCTTTGGTAGTTCTTCCGCTAATAAGGCACGGGCCTCTTCTTCTGCAGTAGTTACTGGTGGGGTAACAGGTCCAGTTTTACGGCTGTTTGTAAACGCGTCCACGAGGAATTGGATGGTAGCTCCTGCACCACCACCGTACAGCGCAGATTCACCCGTACCACCAAACAGGTCACGCTCTGGGTTGTACCCTTGCTCCACAAGGTTTTGCACTATTTCAGATGTAGCTTCCTGTGCACCCTCTGCACCGCCTGTAACGGCTGCACTTGTCACGCGTTGACCTATGGTCTCTACGGTTTCTGGCCCAAGCTGGTCTATCAACTTATTGATTAGCGGCACGTCAACAGAGCGCATGAACCGCCCAAGAGGGGCTACCTCTAATATACCAACAGGTGCGGCTTGACGCACGGCACGGGTACGCTCTTCTTCTGTAGCACCTGCAGCACGGGCACGTTCACTAGCTTCACCTGCGGCAGCACTCACACCTAACAGAGCACCTATACCTGTACCTGCAACAGTGGTGGGGATTGCAGCGGGGGCTAGGGCAGCGGTAGCAGCAATGGGTGCGGCAAACCCAGCGATAGAACCAAAGGTTTGGCCAATTTTGTAAGATATATCGTCTTCGCCACCAGCTTTTGGTGACACTGAATCCGCAATACTTTGTATCCTGCTACGGGCTGCGAGTTCTTTTTTTTCGTCAAGCAGGGTGGCTAAACCTAATGCAGCCATCTCACCTGTACCTACGGCACCAGCTTGAAAACCACGGCGCAGGTTACTCATTATACCCGTGTCTTCTGGCTCAGGCTCAGGTGCTGGAATAGCTGCAGCCGCTGCTCTGCGTTCTTCATCATTCGCTAAATCACGTTGCGCCCGTTCAAACGAAGACACTCTTGTACCTTCACCACGTTTTATCTTGGCGACTAACTCTTCCTGAGAAGCGTCCTTAGTACCTTCTATTTCAAAAACAGAGCCATCTTCAAACGTGAATGTATGTATGCCCATGCGTTTTACTCTTCTGTAAAGCTACTGTCGGTAACGTCGCCTAATGGGGCACCGCCCTGTTCTCCTAACTGACCTTGTACCAACGGAGTTAACTGGTCAAGACGATCTAACATCAGTTTTCCTACACCACCCGGTAGCGCATCACTTGCAAACAGCGCGTTGGCTTTGTTGGTAGCCATACCATTGATAAGAGCGGCATTGTTTCGTTGCGCAGTTTTTTCAGAAATTTGAACATCTATTGCTGCTTTTTTATCTGCATCAGGTTCAAGAGTTTTGCTACTTCTAAGAGCTTCAATTTCTGCGTCTAGCTGCGCTTCTATGCTTGTTACAAATGCGGCTGTAGTTTGTAGAATTGTAGAACTAATACTGCTCCATTCTTCTAACTGCGCTTTGTCTAATGCACGCTGTGCAGCCTGTACACGCGCTGCCTCTGCATTGTTTTCTTTTAACGTCTGTAGTTCTATTTGTGCGGCGTTAGTATCTGCGTTTTTCTCTTGCGTATCCGCGTTTTGCTGTAAAATAGCGGTCCGTTGGTCATCGGTAAGTTGCGAGGCTTCTAGTTTTGCTTGCTCCACTAACGCTGTTAGTTCTGCTTTGCTATAACCCGCTGCTATTTGTTGCGCAGTACGGTTGTTTGCTTGTAACTCACCAAATACTGTAGTGCCTAAACGTAACGCCTCGCCGCCAAGAGTAGCGTCTACACTCATAGCCGTAGTTTCAAGTTCAAACCGTTTAGCCATACGTGCCATCGCATCAGCGTTTTGTTTTGCTTTTGTTGCTTGACTTGCATCAACAGCGCCTTTGGCAAGGCCACCCAGCGTTGTAGTGCCTGCACCGCCCGTAAGAAACTTAGAAAGGCGATCCCTTTGTTGTGATTCTGGGCTGAACAGTTCAGCCTCTTTAGCGCGAGATTCTGCTAACATCTCTGCAAAACGTGCAGCCTTATCGGAACGCCCAAGGATATCGTCAGCCGCTGAAGCCGAACTCTGTAACACGCTAGCTAGACCACCAACACCGCCTCCACCAGCGGAAGGTGCACCACTTGCGAGTTTAAAATTTTGAAGTGCAGCGGGTATGCCAGTAATGTTTTCAGGCGCTCCTTTTTCAGAAGATTGAGCTACGCTTGCTTGTGCAGGGGCGGCTGCATTTGGACTTGGAGGCACAAAAGGTTGATTTGTGCCAAGAGCTACGCTGGGTAGTTCTGGTTGAGCAAACGCATCCGCAGGCATGTCAAACTGACCCCTACTGCTATCTAACGCGTTACCAACGTCAAAACCCGCACCCATTGCTTTAGGATCAGGTAGCATATCTGCTTGTGCTTGAGCGTCTTGCTTTATTTCTAAATCTTTTTTCTCTTGACGTTGAGTTTTTGCGAGATCCAAACCTCTACCCTTGCCCAACCCAGTAAAAAAATCTTTTGCACGAGAAAATCCTGTTGGCGGAGCTAGGTTTTGTTTGATCCGGTTTACAATTTCCGCGTCAGATATATTACGCAAAGAACCGCCAAGTTGTGCACGGTACGCATCAATCTCAGCTTTACTAACACCTTGTGTAGATCCTCCATCTGCGAAAGCTACAATACCACCGCCAGCCATTCGGATTGGACCGCCTTGTTGTGCAGCCTGCATCATACGAGCGTTTGCGACGCCTTGAGCTTGGGGAGGCATTCTACGTTGTGGAGCGGGTGACATACCTGCAAGGCCGGGAAGACCAGCAATACCTGCGGGTTTGCGAGGTTGTGCCTTTGCTAGCTGCTGCATATTTTTCTGCTGCATCTTTTGTTTTTGGTCTAACACGCCTTTTGTACGACCCGCCAAATCACCAAGCGTGCTACTCATCTCTTGTTTTGTTAGTTGTAAGGCTTCTTGTTCGCGCTGCTGTGCTATAGTACCCGGCTGCTGCTGCATCTTTAACTGCATGTCTGCAGCTACGGCTTTCTTTTCAGACGTAAGTTTTTGCAACGCCAACAAATCTAGGAGTTCCTTGTTGGCCCCGTAACGCTGCTGTAGCTTCTGTGGGTTGCCTCTGTAAGCATCCATACGTTGTTCTATTTGTGCGTCTAAACCGCCGTCACCTAGAGCCATTATGTTTTAGCCTCATCTTTTTTGCCGTACAGTATATCGTACAAGTCTGTTAGACCACCTGCTCCAGCTAATGTTTCAGATAGGAAGCTAGGTTTAGAGTAAGAATAATTTTGCGCGGATATTGGCAGGCCACTTAACAAAGACTGCATATACTGCACTTGTTTATATGGAAAATCACGCTCTTCTTCAAACTGCAGCCTGTCTGCGGTAATACCCTCAGATTCTATACCACGTTGTGCAGCACCCGCTTCGGCCTGACGAGCTAGAGCATTTAATCCATATGTATTCGCCGCATCCTGTGCCGTTTGTTGTCGCCCTTGCTCAACATTAAACTGGTTCATAGCCTGTGTGTAAGCGTCTGAGTAACCTTGGCCCGTTATAGCAGATAAGTTTTGAGCTAGATTGCGGTTGGCTTCTGCGTCGAACAGAGCTTGGGCTGAACCTCCATATGCCCCTGCAAATTTATTAGCGTTTTGTGCAGCGGTAATACCCGCTTGACGGCGAGCCTCGTCTAACTGTGGCTGTAAACCTGCCATAAGATACGGGTTCATGTATTGTTGCGCCGTATCAGCCGCAAATGTCTGTGGTGTAAACGCACCCATCTGGCCCGTAGGAACTGTTAAACCGCCAATACCACCAAATGCTACATCCTGTAATTCAGAAGTGCCTGCTGTAAGTGGTCCTGTATAGGCTTGGTAGTCTTGGCTACCTAACGCTTGGCCTCTACCCAACATATCGGTGACATAATCACCTGCCCAACTAGAAAGAGATGACTCGCCGCTAGTTACGGTGCCTGCGGGTGCTGATGTATCTTCTGCCATAACCTACCTCACGCTGGTATGAATTTTTTAGGGTCTATCTCTTTACCCTGTTTCGTATTGCCAGTGCGGGCTTTACGCACACGACGCATCATATCTTCAAGCACTTTAGCACCTGCATCAGAGTTTCCATTGCCCAAATGACTTACTACGTCTGCAGGAATAACAAATTCTCCATCACTAAGCCGCGCTTCCTGTACCCCGTCAATGTTTGCAGGTACTTTATCAGCCATACCATCTGTAGCACCGTCTAGGTACTTACCTTTTTTGAGTGCGGCTATCCCGCCTGCAGCCATTTCTTGTACGGGTTCAGGGATGCCTACTGCTCTTTTGCGCTGCTGCTGCGCAGGGTTTGCTAAGTTCAAAGCGGCTAGCCCTTCAGCTTCTTGTTCTGTTTCCGCACGCAGCGCTGCGTTATCTTCTCCACGAGGGGCGTAGCGCATACCTGAAAAATACCGTTGGCCTCCACTGCCGGGACGGCGATTGGGATCATATGTCTGCGGCACAGCTTGTTGAATTGCTTCGTATTCGGGTATTTTGCCTTGGTAGCCCATACGTTCAGTGCTGCCTTGACCTAAACCACTAAAAGCTAAAAGAGCGCCGCCTCCAAGCGCGCCTGCTAACCTCGTAGCAGGATCTGTTTTCTCATCAAGAAAATCAATGTCAGGAACATCAACCCCAGCTTTACCCATAAGGTCTGTAAACCAACTCATTTTAACTCTCCAAGCATCTTTAGTAGCATATCATTTTCATCCTCGACCTGTCCACCCTGCGCAAAACTACCAAAACCGCTCGTTGGGTTTAACGCTTGTTGAGCAACATTTGCTTGGTTGCCACCAAACGGAGACACATACCGACTAGCTTGCGCACTATCTCGAAATATAGATTTAAAGTCATACGGCGTTATATTACCTACTGGATCAGGCGTGGTGACAGTAACACGTTGTCCACCAATATCTTCAGCTTGTCCTAGTAGTTGCATGAGATTATTTACGTTCTGCTGTTTGGTTTGATCGTCTATTTTTGTATTAAGTTGAGTATTGAGCTGAGTGATTAAGTCTTGTGTTGTCTGCGTGTCTTGCTGCTGCTGTTGGTATAAGCCTGTTGCAGGGGTAAACATAGACGTATCTGCAAGGGTGACATCTTCCTCGCCCTGTAATGCTGTTTCTAACAGGGTTTGGTCATTTATGTCAACGATACCATCTCCGGTGACATCATACTGCGTAATTAACTCTTGGCTGACATTTTCTTGCGCTATGAGATCAATTACAAAGTCTATATCTGTTTGAGTGACATCTCGTGCGGGCTTGCCCACATATTTTGCGATTGTGTCTAACTCATTACCAAGGCTAGCTTCTACGTCACTTATAGCAGTTGTGAAACTTTCCGTTAATTCGTCTTTAGTAGTACCAAGTTCCGCGAGTATATTTGTTTCTGTAGTGCCCAGAGTAGACGCCAGTTCAGCCAGCGCTGTATCTACATCTCCAGCATTCTCGTTTATTAACGCAGTTAAGTCTGTTTCTAGGGTGGTTAAACCTTTGGCGAACTCTGTTTGTAATGCTTCGGTAGTAGTACCAAGTTCCGCGAGTATATTTGTTTCTGTAGTGCCCAGAGTAGACGCCAGTTCAGCCAGCGCTGTATCTACATCTCCAGCATTCTCGTTTAT